TAGATCATTAGTACCCACCAGAGAGATTGGATTCTTACCTGGTGACCATGATGACAAGGCAGAACTCTATCAGATACCATATCAAAACATGGTACGTTATATGTTTAAGATGCCTGATGATGCTAGCTTTGATATGCTATATGCTAATCTAAAAGCACAAGAAACTATCTCATTCTGGTCAACTTCGTTCTTACGTGGTACTACATTGGACAACTCTATCGTATTGGTAGATGAGTCACAGAACTTGAATTTCCACGAGTTAGATAGTATTATAACTAGGTTAGGTGTCAACACAAAGATTATCTTTGCAGGTGATGCTGCTCAAACTGATCTTGTCAAAACAAACGAGAGGAACGGTATTCTAGACTTCATGAAAATCATTCAAGGTATGGATGAGTTTGAAATGGTAGAGTTTGGGATACAGGATATCATCCGATCTGGTTTGGTGAAATCTTATCTCATTAATAAATTGAATCTTGGACTTTAAGCATCTTAATATACATAATTTTCCAAATCTAAAAGCAAAGACAACAGAACAGGGTAGACGTTACTTCGTTGAGGGTAATGCCTACCCTTCTGTTACAACTGTGATAGGTGAGATGAAGAAGAAATCCATCATGGAATGGAGACGTAAGGTAGGAGAGGAAGAGGCTAATGCTATATCTAAACGTGCGACTACACGTGGCAACAAATGTCATAAGTTAGCAGAAGATTATTTAAGTAACAAACCCCTAGACAGATACAGGGATGACGTGCTATCATTAGGATTGTTCCACCAAATAAGACCTTATATTGACAAGATAAATAATATACACGCACTAGAAGAATCTCTATATTCTCACACATTGAAACTCGCAGGACGAGTCGATTGTATTGCTGAATATGATAATGAACTAGCGATTATAGATTTTAAAACGTCAAGTAAGTTAAAACGTGAGGAGTGGATACAAGACTACTTCTCGCAAGAAACCGCTTATGCTATAATGTTTCAAGAACTTACAGGTTTAAAGGTAAAACAACTTGTAACCATCATCGCTGTGGAAACTGGAACTCCACAAGTCTTTGTCAAGAAGGACATTCTAACGTACGTACCAAAACTAAAAGAGTACATAGATTACTACAAGGACAAACATGGCGACTGGTAAAAAACTAAATGATGCCCTAGAGGAAAATTTTATGACTGCGAGCAAGTTTTCGCTTGAGATTGAGAACATCGTCAAAGATGGATCACTAAATTATATCGAAGCAATAGTTATGTATTGCGAAGAGAAATCTATTGAGATAGAAGGGGTAAATAAATTAATCAACAAACCACTTAAGGAAAAACTTAAGTACGAAGCACAAAAGTTAAATTTCATCAAGAAGGGGAGCAGAGGATTTTTAGCACTGTGAAGGGGTATGATGCTTATCGCATGTACCTTGCCATGCGTAATCATTTTAAGACCAAAACTTACGACTTCGCAAGGAATCAATTTGCTAAGGCAAAACCAGAGACATATGACAAGAGAAAGGACAAATATTTTTTTGTAAAACTATCACGCAAGTATAACGAGGAGGAATTAGCTAGGTTCTATCTATCAAATTTTGTACAAGAGAATAGTGAGTGGATTGGTGCAATGACCGCCAACGGAGAAAGAAACTATCTCGACTATATAAGAAAACTGCAATCCTTATCATATATTTTTCAGAACGATGCACATACAATGAAGGAGTCATGTGACAACTTCAATGATTTGTTCACTGGCAAACCACACCCGACCTTGATTAAATTGTGGATGGGTGGTAAAATAGAATTAGAGTCGGTGGTTATAATGGAAAAGATGTTTGAGTTCTGTAAAGACGTTACTGCCACCGATCCAGTTTGGCAAGATGCTAAGATTAAGATCATGAAGTACGAACCTTTACTGAAGACATCTACCGATAAGCATCGCAGCGTTCTCAAGGAGTTATACCTATGAAATTCTTCGAGTCTGACGTTGTTCAGGACGAATTAAAAAGAATGCAAGACCTATACGTTGACATCAATCGTATGGGTATTATACTGACTGTGGATCAGAAGATCCAACAACTCGTAAAGCTGTTGGAACTCATTGATCTACAGCAGACAATGTTTATGCGTGTAACTCTATCTGACAGACCAGAAGCAAAACGTATTCTGGCACAGGTTCGTGAAGCAGCAACATTGTTAGGGATGAAACCTGAGCATGTAAATTCACAATTCTACAACTCTCTCAAAGGACAAGTAGAAAAAATGATCGAAGAATTAGAGGAGGCAAAATGATCGCTCTTATTGTTGTTATTGTGCTCATTGCTGCAGCAGGAGCACTTATTCGTTATTATGACCCACATTGAATTAACTGAAGAAGAGTGGGAATGTGTAAGGGTATGTGTAGCAAACGCACCCATACCTTATGACATCACTCTCAAGAAAATACCTGGTGATATCCTAGCAAAGATAGGACAACCAAAACCACGTAAGGGTGAACCTTTGACTATCCCATACTATGATTTGACACCTTACGGAATTGAACCTTTAACATGAAGAAATCTGAACTAATACATTATAGATTACAAGCTATGCTAAGAGAGAATAGTTTTAGTGATCTATCATACCTAGGCATACGAAATGATGTTCACTGGTATAACATAGGTGGTAATGAAGTACCAGTTGATGCTATTGAAGAATTGGAGAGTGTTGAAGAATGAATTTATGGAAGAACTGGAAGGAAGCGGTATGGGAAACATTTCCTGATCTAGAGTATCAAAATACATGGGCAGAGTGGGAAGGCAAAGGTACTAACCTCACTGCTAAGATTTACAAGAACAAACACTTCATTAAGTCTAGAGAAGTAGATATATGGAGTGATAAGACACACGTATATAATACGATCATTTATCCTAACACTGGAGCAAATCTACCTTGCTTCGGTATGGATCTCATGGGGTTCACACAGAAGAGAGTCATCATAGTATTTGACTTCCAACACCCAACAGAGAAATATCTGTTTGGTGTAGATGATCTACCTAAATGTACTCAAGACTATCGTTTCTTTGAACGTGGTAATCACTTCTCAGAGAACATCTATGTGAGGTATTGTAAGATGGAAGAGGTTGATGAGCACCTCGACACATTCAAGCAGTACTTGACAAAATACAAAGAGATGGTAGAATTAAATCAACCGAAAGGGACGGACACGAACATATATAAGGATTTCGATACTTATATGACTAGATTGGATCCAGTGGGTCCTTACTTAGCACAAAAGTTTGGCAAGGAGAAGTCCGAAAGCCTTGTCAACGACTTCCTTTTCTGCTATAAATAGAACGTACGACTATACAGTACAATACACACAATACGGAGAATACAATGTCTTTTGCTTCACTTAAAAAGTCAAGTTATACTGATCTGCTTTCTAAGGCAGAGTCACTAAACAAGACCGAG